ATTTTGCGCTGACGATCTAGCCGAGGGCGAAAGAATCGTAGACGCGCCATTGACTAAAGTAGAAATTAAAACCGAGAAGAAAGTTTCATCTGTAGTGATTAAGCAGGAAGCCCAAACACTACCGATTGCCGCTAATTCGCCTGTGTTGGACAGTACCCCAATTGCAGACAAATTAGCGGCACCCCAAAAAGAATACATTGTTTCATTTGGAAAAAAGTACAAAGGCAAAACATTTAAAGAAATGAGTGTTGAAGACATTGCAAGCTTTTCAATGTTCTTGCAAAATTCAGCTGCCGAGCAAGGCAAAGAAATGAACGCTCAAGCTAGCGAGTATGTAAAAGAAGCGGACGCATATTTAATGAACATTAAAAGGGGCTAATTTGTTAGGTGGTTCTTCCGAATAGTCCCTAAAGGGGTTAGGCATATCGAGAGTTTGCTTGACCCTTTTTTATTAAAGGATTTTAAATGTTAGACATGTATACAAATTCATTAAGAAAAAGATTAAAAGATCACATGCACGTCAACAATGTGTCAGCTTACAAAATTGAAATGTTAACGGGTATTCATCGTCAAATAGTTAAAAACTTTGTTAATGGCAAGGGTTTAAATTACGAAAACGGAATGACGATTCGTACTTATATTAAAAGCAATTTGAAAAATGATACTTTAAAAATGCAACGGGGGTAAACGTATGTGCAATTTTTGTAAGGGGTCGGGCTGGATAGTGGCATCAAATAAAAAACAAGGCAGCATTTATGGCTTTCGCTGCTCTTGCTACAAAGGAAATTACTTATCAAAATCAATTCCTGAATGGAATACAAGAAAACATTCGTTAGAATATACCGCTGACTTTGAACAAACGGTTGTAATTATTCCAGACAATAAAATAAAAGCTTCTGACCCTGAAGCGACAAAGCCAGTTTATGCTTCCGAGTTTGACGACAGCGATCTCCCTTGGTAGTCTTTGCGTATGGAAAAAACTAATGATCAATTTTTTGCTGAAGAGATCGAAGAAATAATTATGAAGATGCAAGCCGAGGCAGTTCTCGAAGAAATTCTTGAAAGCATTCGAGCGGTCAAAGGTCGCGACTCGGTTGTGATTAAAGAAACAAATTACACGATTAAAGAATGACTCCCGAAGGCGCAGTCAGAAACTTAGTGTGTTCTTATCTTACTAGACTTGGCGTGTTTTTTTGGGTGAACGATTCGGTTGGAATATTTGACCCAAAAACTAAGCGATACAGGAAAAACCATTCACCCTATAGAATTAAAGGGGTTTCAGATATTTTGGGCATCTTACCCAATGGGCGATTATTAGCGATCGAACTTAAAAGCGCTACCGGTAGACTCACCCCAGAGCAAAAACTATTCATTGAAAAAATCAAATTAAACGGCGGTATTGCTTTCATGGCTCGCTCAATAGACGATGTAAAAAGAGAACTCGATGGACTTAAAGAAATTCAACAATAATCGTGCACCATGTCTAAACGCGCCCAAGTGTTTAGAATGGACCGGCCACGGCTCTGGTTACTGCGAAAAGTGTCGCGTTAAAACTTGTATTAAATGCGGCTGTAAGTTTACAGCTAATCTTAGAAGAGCTAATCTTATGAAGGCACTTTGTGGGAATTGCGGTCAGAATGAAAAAGGAAGGCTAAGAAGAAATGGCTAACGAGACACCAAGCGTTTCAGCTTTAAACATGGATAGGGGTATTCCACTTGGAAACTCTGACGATGGCACCGGTAGACGCGCCCTTCATGTTCTGGATCGCTTAAAGTTTATCAATAAGCCATTTGATTCTTTTAGTGTCACTTATCCTGACACCGTAACCGAAGTGTGGACGTTTACACTTGCAAGCGTTACCCAACAAGTTGCCACGTTTGTTTATACTGATAGCACTAAAAACTTTTTTGTAAGTGGGAGCATCGTTTAATGGCATGGGTGTTTGACCCCACCGAGGGCGCAATTAGATTTGAAAGAATAAGCGCCGCTCCGACTGGGACTGACCTTTGTACTCGGTTCGTATATAGATTAAAAATTATTAACCCAGCAATTTTAACCCTTCACGGTGACGCGTGCATGGTCATCGTTAACGGAGCAATAGCGCAGCAATCAACCCTTTCGGGAGACTTGGACTTAGGCTTATGAGTTATTTAGACCAACAAGTGGGGTCAAGCGTACCAACGACCCCCGCAAGTTCATTTACCAGACTTTATCCGAAAACAATTTCTGGCGTGTCTAGACTTTGCTATAAAGATGACGCGGGCATCGAATACATTTTAGGCTTTGGCATTCCATCGGGCGGTTCAACTGGTCAAGTGTTAGAAAAAAACTCAAGCACTGACTATGATGTTTCTTGGACTTCATTGACCACTGGCGGGGTTACTTCATTAAATTCTCAAACTGGAGCCGTGACAATTGTAGCGGGAAGCTCTGGTTCTGATTTTGGAATTAATACAACTACCGGAGTTATTACTTTAAACTTACCAACGGCAAGCGGTACGGTGACGGGTAAAATATCAAGCACTGATTGGGCAATTTTTAACGGAAAACAAAACGCTTTGGGGTTTACACCCGAAAATGTGGCAAACAAAGCCACAACGCTTGCATCGCCTGATAACACCAAGTATCCAACCACTTTGGCGGTATCAAATGCAATTGCAGCAATTCCCGCGGGAGTGACTTCGGTATCTAATAGCGATTCAACTTTGACAGTGTCTCCAACCACGGGTGCCGTTGTAATAAGTAGGCCAGCAATAACGGGCGATGTCTCTATTCCCGCAAGTAGTAATTCCGCAACGCTTTCTTCAACCGGAGTCGTGGCGGGAACTTACCCAGTTTTAAAAGCAACTATTGATTCAAGTGGAAGGGTTACCGCTGCAACTGACAACACAATCATTACGATTGTTAACGCAATTATTTTTGGATAGGTTTATTTTATGGCAAAAACAATTCTTTCTTCATCTTCTTACACTTACAGCCCAGCATCTCAACAAGTAGACTTTACGAATTTTACCGCTTCAACTGGGGCGGTTTTTGATTTTACAAGGCTTCTTGCGATTATTGATGTAACTCAAGGCCAAATTATTTACTCAACGGCAGGGCACACCTCTGGATTAGACGGGACTTATTCTGCACCTACTTTGACACTAGCATTTAATACCACTGGCTTTCCGGGAGGAGATCTTCAGATTATTTATGATCTGGCATCAGCTCCAAACGCCACTTATGACGGAACAGGTACTCAGCCAATTCTTTCGACGACCGACTCAATCACTGGCCGAGAAGGTTTAGATATAAACTTATTAAATAGTTCCTTTGGTGGTCAACTTGGTTGGCCTCTCCCAAGTTCTACAACTTCGGGATTCAATGACGCGCTCTCGGTGGGATTTATTAATGGCGGTAACTTAGTCGCTCCAACTATGGATGCGATGACTAATAACTTGCTGGTAGATATCAATTCTTTTCCAACAACTTCAACGCTTCCAGTAACTATTTCCGGAACGTCAATCATTCAACCCGTAGACATGACTTACGTTGCGGGGAACCCAGTCTCAACTTCAAACCCATTACCAACGGGACTTGCCAGTTCATCTGGGAGCGTGATTGATTACAATCAAGGTGCAAGCACAAACAACACGATTAGAGTTGCAGCAAACCAATTCACATCAAGTGGTGTTGGGCTTGATTATGGAGCTGGAAACGTAACTTCAGCCACTCAAAGAACAATGGCGCCCGATTATACTACCACCGGCCCTTCGGCGGCGTTTGGTGTTGGAAGTAATATCTTACAAGGCGGAACCTCGTCGTTAGTAGTAGACGGACATAAATTTGCTTTAATACAAATAAACAGCGCAGGGGTTACTGGCTCTTATATTTTCGAAGGCTCAAACGATAATGTTAATTTTTTCAATATTGCCGTATACAATTCACTAAATCCAAACGCGCTTCCAATACTTGGAGCAATTACACCCATCAATGGTGCAGTCATGTATTCCGTGCCACTTTCCGCAAGATGGTTAAGGGTTCGTTGCGTTTCTGCTATAGGTTCAAATATTCAATGTATCGCAAGATATTCGCAAACCATACCGCCACTTTTATTTAACACTGGCGCTTCTCAATACAATGCAGCCTCTAACCCTTCGGTGGACGTTCTTAATACTCCGATCGTTACCTCAAAGTATAATCAGATCGAAATTGATTTTAATACCGCACCAAGTTCGTCCGTATTAACAACCACAACCGCGGGCGGGGGAACATTTACTCAAGCAAATGGTCATTCACTTTTTACAACTGGAACCGCAACCACGTCTTCAGCTAAAGCCGTAACAGTCGCAAGCATTCAATATAGACCAGCAAACGAAATATACACATATTTTTCAGCTTCATTCACCACTCCAACAAGTGGGAATTCATATCAAAGAATTGGTATTTATGACGTAAACAACGGGTTTTTCATTGGATATAGCGGCACTAACTTTGGGGTTGCAAAAAGAACCGCAACCGTAGACACGTTCACGGTTAGATCTTCATGGAATGGCGATCCTCTTGATGGTTCTTCGTCTTCAAAATTTACTAGAAACGGAACGCCTGAAGCGATTAATCTTACGTTAAGCAATCTTTTTAGAATTAGATTTGCATGGCTTGGGTCTGCAAATATTTTATTTGATGTGTTTAGTCCCGATGGAGTTTGGGTAAATTTTCATAGTATCAAGCAGCCCAATAGCTCTCTTAATCCATCCTTAACCGTTCCAAACGTACCGATTACTTTGGATGTGGCTAAGGCTTCAGCCGATGCGACAAGCTTAGTGATGTCAACGGCATGCTGGGCGGGTGGTACAACTAGCCCTTATGCTCCGATAACTGCGACTTTGACTGATAACACTCTCGCAACTTTGGGACGCTCGGTTATCACGGGAGTGACTACAGGCGGGGGCGGCGGATATGTAAACGTAAAGGTAAACCCTAGCGGATCTTTAGTGACGGACGCAACTGTTTCAAGTTCTGTTTTACCCACGGGCGGCAGCACTTCTGCGCTACAAATCAGTGGTAACACCTCTTTATCGTCAATCGATACAAAAACCCCTGCACTCGGTCAAGCTTTGGCGGCTGCATCCACTCCGGTAGTATTAACCGCTGCACAAATTACAACGTTGACCCCATTGTCTACGGTCGCCTCTACTCAATCAGGAACTTGGAATATTAACAATATTTCAGGAACCGTTTCATTACCCACCGGTGCCGCAACCGAAACCACTTTAGCTGCAATAAACACAAAGACGCCAGCGTTAGGTCAAACAACGATGGCTAACTCTACGCCTGTAGTTTTTGCTTCGGACATGTCAATTCTAACAACATCTGCAAGTGATTTGTATATTACAGGTCAAGCAGCTCAAACTGCAATTATTAATAACATTATTCCAGCGACCGCAAGTGTAAGCGCCACCGATGCGGCAAATTATAAAAGTGGAGTTATTCAAATTAATAGCACCGGAACAGCCGGATCATATATTCTAGAAACCTCAAATGACAATTCTAACTTTGTTCCACTACTATGTTATAATATAGCTTTGAACACTGGTATTGCAGTAAATGGAGCGGTAACAGCCACGGCTTCAAGCATTGGGTATTCTTTTTCAGTCCAATCAAGATATATCCGAGTTAGAATTGTGGGCGCAATCACGGGCGGTTCAATTCAAGCATTTACTCGACTTTCACAAGCAGCTTGGACTCCGGCAGTTACTAGCGTTGGTCAAGCAACGGGTAGTATTTTAAACACTAACATAACCTCCGGTACTGTAACCACCGTTTCTACTGTGACGGCAGTTACTACGGTTGGAACCGTGAGTGCGGTAACGAGTGCGGCGTTGGCAAACATATCAACCACAGATATTACAAACGCGGCAATTACTACAACCACAACGGGTACCGCGGTTCCGATGTTAAACGTGCAAGCGGTTTCGTTTGGTATATTTGTTACTGCCGTAAGTGGAACCAGTCCCACTCTTGATGCCGTCATTCAATACAGCTATGATGCCGTAAATTATTTTGATGCTTACCACTTTGAAAGAATTACAGCGACAGGCGCCTACTATTCACCACAGATGATCATCGCTGGCTCTCATTATAGAATTGTAAGAACAGTAGCGGGGACGACTCCGTCTTTTACAATGACAATGAATAGAACTTCTAAGCAAACAACTTACGCAGATTGTAGACGTGTTTTTGATAGAACAATCAATCCAAACTCTGCGGGTTCAACAAGTCCGGCAATGTTAGTGGATGGATTTGATGAAATACAATTAACGGTTTCAATGGCATCGGGTGGAACAGTGCCCCCAATTTTTGGACTTCAAGCGTCTGAAGATAATGTGAATTGGTGCAACTTTCAATCGTCAGTCGTAACCATAACCGGCTCACCGTCTACAACGGCTTGCGCTGCTGGAACCGTGGGTTATTTACCAAAATACATAAGGGCTTATGTTTCAAGCGCTGGAACTGGCGCGGCAATTAACTGGGTTGCCATTAAAGCAAGGGGATAAATTATGATTACAATTTGGAAAAAACAAGACGAAGAAAATTATACATTAATCGAAGAGTTTGAAGGGGATATTTTATCTCTTAAAGATAGACTCAACGAGCTTCGTGCTGATGGTTCAGAGTATAGAGCCGAGCAAAAAACCGAGTGCTTTTCATTAATTTTCGATCTTTAGGGGGTCATAATGTTTAACGTATATAGCGAAAAGTACAAACCATCATTAGATAACATTCACGAAGTATACATCGTCAACGCCTTTGATCTTGCTCAAACAACAATGGCGGAACAAGGATGCGATGCGACTGCGTTCCTTGAAATTAAATACGATGGAGGCGGTCAAATCCGGAGAATATGGGATGACTCTGTAGTTCAATCCCTATCAGAACGAGAGCGCCTTCGTTTGTTTCCACAATTAAACGGCCTCTTTAAACTTGCGATGAATAACCGACTTTACCCGCTATAAGGAATTAAATTATGCCTTTAACAGTCCCACGAATTAAGACCACGACCCAGCTTGACAACCACAGCGTCGAACTTCAGACGAAGGACAACCGAGCACTGACCATTTATAATAATTTAAGTACTTACGATTATGACCCAGTGACAGCCTCGCGGCCAATGGTGAATTTTTCTTGGCAAGTTCCAACTAATAACAAAACTATTGAGTTTAATGCTGGTGCTGGGGAAATGTATTACGAAGGAACTGCCTACAGTTCATTGTCTTCAGAACAAAAAGTAGTGTTCTGGCAATGGATTTATAAGTTTGTTGCAGCTTGTTTAAAAAACTACGATATATACTACGGGTTTTAATGAGCAAGATTAAAAGCAGCATCATTTTAACCCGCGATCTTCTCGAAGGCATCATCGAGTATATGGACAAAGAAAAGGTTGAGGCTCTTGAGTTTGAAGAGAAAAACTTTATTTTGCAGTTAAAAGAATACAATAAAGAAGTTTTTGGCGAGATCGAAGACGGAGACTCTTTGCATTAACTTTTAAGCTTGCGTCTATTCTTTGTCGGGTGCATCTTTTAAGTATGAACATTCACTGTAAGTACGATCAACTCATTGAGCCCAAGAAGCTTGTTGATCATCCTAAGAACAGAAACAAACACTCGAAAGAACAAATCGAGCGCTTGATTAAGCTTTATGAATATCATGGTATACGCCATCCCATAATAGTATCTAATCATTCTCAATACATCGTGGCAGGGCATGGTAGGAAGCAAGCAGCTATTAAGGGCGGGATTAAAGAGTTTCCAGTCGTGTATCAAGACTTTGACAGTGAGGAAGCCGAGTACGCTTTTCTTCAAGCAGATAACGCTATTGCTCTATGGGCTGAACTAGACTTGTCTGGTATCAATACGGATCTTCCTGAGCTTGGCCCTGACTTCGATATTGATTGGCTCGGGATTAAGAACTTCACTATTGATGTTGCTGACAAGGAAGGTCTATGTGATGAGGATGAAGTGCTTGAGCATGTAGAGCCGAAAACCAAGCTGGGGGATTTGTATCAGTTAGGTAGCCATAGATTATTGTGCGGAGATTCTACCAGTATTGACGCAGTTGAGAAGTTAATGGGTGGGTCATTGCCGCATTTAATGATTACCGATCCTCCTTACGGAGTTAAGTATGAAGCAGGATGGCGCGCAGAAGCTAAAGGCGTAAAGAAAACAGAAAGAGAAAGCGTAAGTTCGTTATCTAATGACGGTCAAGCAGACTGGTATGACGCGTATGTGTTATTTCCTGGAACGGTAGCATACGTATGGCACGCAAGCGCTTTTACCGATGTAGTAATGGATGGTTTAAAACGATGTGGTTTTAAAATAAAACAACAAATCATATGGAATAAAAACGTCCACGCATTAAGCCGTAGTGATTATCATTGGAAGCATGAACCTTGTTGGTATGCCGTAAAAGAAAATGGAGATTCCCATTGGAATGGTGACAGAACTCAAATGACGATTTGGGATTGTAAAAATGTAATGTTTGAAGGTGATAAAACAAATCATCCAACTCAAAAACCAATTAGAATCTATGAAATACCCATAGAAAATAATAGTAAGATTAATGATTCAATTTATGACCCATTCTCTGGGTCTGGGTCTGCATTTATTGCATCTGAAAAGTTAAACAGAAAATGCTTTGGAATGGAGCTTGATCCTAAGTTTTGCGACACCATAGTAGCTCGCTGGGAAAAGTTCACAGGAAAGAAAGCCGAGTTATTGAATGGCTAGACCAATTAAACCACTAGACGAGAAATTAATTGAAAAGCTTGCTGGAGTCGGCTGCTCAAACGAGTCTATTGCTATTCAAGCGGGATGCTCGGTCGATACCTTAACACGCCGTTATGCGGAACTTTTAAAGAAAAGCCGTGAGAACTTGAGAACTCAACTCAGGATATGGCAGCTTGAGGCTGCGCGTAAGGGTAACGTCACCATGCAAATCTGGCTTGGTAAGCAAATGCTAGGGCAGACTGAAAAGGTTGAAGAGACCATTAAGCAGGAAGTAAAGCAAGAGATCACTTACGTTTCAGAGTGGGGAAGCCCTGCGAAGAATGAAACAGAAGCTTAGGCTATATTCGCCTCACGTTGCACAATTAAGTTTTCATAGTTCGCAAGCCCGTTATCGCGTGGCCGCTCTTGGTCGTCAGTCGGGCAAGTCTACGATGTGCAATAATGAAATTCTAAAGCGAGCGTGGGAAAGTCCCAACACTCAGTATGCGTTTATCAGTCCGATCTTTTCACAAGCCAAAGAACAATATAGACGACAAGTTCGCACGATGCCCGAAGCTATTCTAGCGCGTAAGAGTGACACAGAGTTAAGGCTTGATCTTATTAACGGCTCAATCATTGAATACTTATCAGGCGATAACCCTCACTCGATAAGGGGTAAGACTTTACATGGTGTGGTTATTGATGAGATGCGAGATCAAAGCCCAGAGATATGGACTCAAATTGTTAGACCAATGCTTGCAACTACCAAAGGATGGGCGGCATTCGTTAGCACACCCAATGGCTTCGATGCGTTTTATGATCTAGCGCAAAGGGCTGGCGATGATAAAGAGTGGGCATTGATTCAATCACCCTCAACTTGTAACCCGCTATTTACTCAAGAAGAATTTGATAACGCTAAAAAAGAAATGGGTGAAGCTGAGTTCGCGCAAGAGATCATGGCCGAGTTTCGAGACCTTCACAATGGCTCGGCTTATGTTTCATTTAGCGAAGATAACGTCAGCGAGTGGAGCCCGTTTATTGAGAAGGGACATACTTACACGAAACACTTACCAATCGTGGTTGGTCTTGATTTCAATATTAGCCCCTGCGCTTGGGTTATTGGGCAAGAGCGAAACGGTACGTTTTATTTCTTTGATGAGATATTCATGAATAAGACTCACACCCAAGAAATGACTCACGAACTTATTTCTCGCATTCGTGCGCTTGAGATAAAAAATAAACTTCAAGTCATTATTGTGGGAGATGCCACGGGTCGAGCGCTTAAGACCGCAACCGCTGGAAAGTCCGACTATTCTATTTTGTTTGAAATGCTAGACGAAGCGGGCATTACTTATGAGAATCGCACCCCTGACAGTAACCCACTTGTTAAAGATCGCGTAAACACCGTAAACTCGAAGCTCAAGGGCGCTGACGGTCGAAGACATATATTTGTTCACCCTAATTGCAAACACCTTAAAAAAGACTTACAGCGCGTTTCATGGAAGTCAGGCGCTCAAGCTATTTTAGATCAAACCACTGACAAGACATTGACCCATATGAGTGATGCGATGGGTTACGTTATTTGTTCAATGTCATCAATGTGGAGCACTGGCGTTGGTGGGTTGAAGGTAATTCGAAGAAATTAGACTTTCGTTTTAGTTAAAGCAATTCTAGTGGTTAGTGGGCGCGTAGGTTAATTGGTAAACTGTTACAGGATTGGGGGACGCTCCCTGTAAATAACTGGTTCGAGTCCAGCGCGCCCGCCATTGTAATTTAAAAGAGTATGTGTTGAAATGAAGCCAATGAAACAACCCGCTAACAAGAGCAAAGCTTACACCTCGTTTATACTTTTACGAGATAAAGCTTTAGAGCGTTTATATATTAATGCTCAAGCCAAAATAGATGATGAGTTACGCGGTGTGTTTAGTCGTGTTATTGAAATGATTTCGTATCGCTATGGTTCTATTCCTAAAGATTCAATCAAGACAAATCGCGCCAAATATTCATTAACTCAAATCAACCATGCTATTGATTCAGAGTTTTATAAGAGCGCACACTTTATCGAGCACATTTACAAGACGCTAATGAAGCATTCATTTCTTTTATCATCGGTGGGTGAAGCTGAAGCGATTACAAGAACGACTGACACTCAAACGGCCATTCACATTAATGATCATGAGTTAAGACACATAAGCGATAAGACTTCTCAAGGACATGAAGTGTTTGACCGCATCATTCATTCATTGACCGTGATTTCACATAAATTAATGAGCGCGATCGAGTATTCAAGAATAAGAGGCGAGACTCGTGAAGAGCTTATTCCGCGATTACTTAAAGCATTGCCACAAGTTAAAAAGACTAAGAGACATAAGAGGGCACTCAAGCCTGTAATTAAAGAAGCGTCAAAGATTGTTAAAAAAGGTACTGAGTTTGAAGTGAAAGCATTTATTCCCGAGAATGAATGGCAAATCATGGTTACAAATTACATGAATGATTATATCCCGAGCAACCGCGGGCCGGAGTCAATTTACGATGTTGATTATGATGTGCCCGAAGTATCGGCTGGAACCGCTGCCGTTGTAACGGTTGAAAGATACGGTTGGGACTTAGAGCGAGAGATGGCAAACGATTTCGTAAGCTCTGTAAGGTCAGGACAAAACGAAGCGGCTAATCAGAACGGTATTGTTGATTTTTCAATCATTGCAATCATTGACGATCACACTTGTGATGAGTGCTGCGGTGATTACGGCTGTATTGATTTTGACGGTAAGACCACAAAGGAAGTTGAAGAGATGACCGAAGGCGAACAATCGGCCCCACCATTTCATTTCAATTGTCGTTGTAGCATGGCGCCCATGCTCGACAATATGCCCGATTTAGAACAAAGTAACGAAGAGGAGTTCAACCAATGGCTAAACAGTTAGGCGGCAAAGAAGTCGCATCGATAGAAAAAGAGTTCAAAGCACCACAAGATAGGTACGCAGACTTTATCGACGAGAACTACGAGTTTCAAGAAGGCTTCTCGCCAAGTAACTGGCGTGACCCGAACCAGGTTAAATCTATTGCGGAAATGGTTGCATGTTTAGAGAACGACCCAAGCGTTGGAATTGACGCTCGCGTTCTTGCTTACAATCATGAAACTAAAGAGTTCGGCTTAAAACAAATTGGACGCGAAGAGTTTCTTGAATCATTCAAGGCGGGTGATAAGAATTGGCAAGGCGTTAACTTACGCGAAGGTTACGATTCATTTGCCACTGACATTGGAGATCAAACAACCTCAGGGCTAGTGGGTCAAGATTTCGTGCCGTTACTTGGTGGCCCGTTTTATAAGAATTTATATTTCTACGATTATATTCGTCAGGCGAATGCCAGCTTCTACGCATACCACCATGACCCGATCGCTCACCAAGCGGTGAACATTATTAAAGACTTTACCCTTGGTCGTGGCTTTCGTGTTGACTCTGATAACAAAGCAGCGCTTTCATTATGGCGAGCATTTGAAAAAGTTAATAAACTTCAAACACAAATGGAACAACTTGCGACCGAGTTATCAGTGAACGGTGAAGTAATGATTTGGAAGCTTCCACATAATGAAACTAAAATTGTGCAAGTACCTTATGCAAATCAACCAGTGCCTAAGGGAATATTGCCGAGAGTTCGTTTATTAGATGCAACTGTATTCTGGGAAGTTGTTACCGTACCCGAAGACATTACTAACGTACTTTATTACGTTTGGGTCGCACCTACTCAATGGCAAATGTATACTGGTCTAGCTGGTGAGAATTCGGTAGTACCTTCGTCTAAGTTTGTGTTTCAAACTATTCCAGCCGATCAAATCAATCATTACAAAGTGAATGCGTTTTCTAATGAGAAGCGCGGTCGCTCTGATTTGTTTAGTGTATTAGGATTCCTTAAGCGCTTGCGCGACTCTGTGAATTACTCTTTAATCGCGTTACAAAAACAAGCAAGCTGGTGCATTGATACAACCATTGAGGGTTCACAAGGTGACATTAACGCTTATATTCAAGATCAAGCAAGCATTGGAACGATTGCACCCGCTGGCTCTGAGTTCGTACATACCGCGAAAGTAAAGCGCGAGTATAAAGGCGTTGAAGGCACTGGTAAAGGTGGCGGTAACGTTACATTTGAGTGGGCGCTTTCATGCGTTGCTTCAGGCATGGGGATTCCTATTTCTTATTTTGGGACTCACTTATCAGGCGGTCAAACTCGCGCTTCAGCTATTGTAGCAACCGAACCAGTCGCTAAGAAATTTGAAGGGCGTCAGAAAATTTATGAGCAAGTGATTTTAGATTTATGGGATCACTTAATGGATCACTTCGGAATTGACGCCGAGTGTGAAGTTACGTTCCCTGAAATTGTTACCGCTGACCGTTCACAAAAACTTCAAGACTTGGCATTTGCTGAGAACATGAAATGGTTTGCAAATGAGCGCGTGGCTAACATGGTAGCGAAAGAATTTAACGTTACCGATTATATTTACGACGAAGAGCAAATGAAAATTAAAGAGGATCCAAGCTCACCAGCAATGGCCAGCCCATTGACCGCGCCTTCGTCTATTGGTAGCATTCCGGAAGTACCTAAATCTAATAGCAATATTCCCTCGACTGAAAAAACCGAGATCAAGGATAAACACTATGACTGATAGACTTAAAAAGTTAGCCGAAGCAAGTTTTGACGATGTAATGGAAGACCCACATTCGTTTGGGATGCCCTCATTTGACGAGTTTGTGAAAAACCCTGAGACTCTACTAGGCAGAGAAGACGAACGACTTCAAGAAGTTGATCGCGGTTCCACGAATTTAAATAAAGTTGTTAGACGACATATTTACGAAATCGAAGGATACCGCTGCAAGTCTCTTGAGGAAGTTGAGCGAGTCGCGAAAAGTATGGGCATAAACTTAAAAGAAATGGATTACCAACCTCAAGTTCAGCCCAACACTAGCGGCAAGTTTGACATTAAAGTTAAGTTCGTTTCTAAAGCTCAAAGAACTAAACGAGAAAAATGGTAGAATGAAATTACTTAAAACGATTGAAAGTCTGGTTAAGAAAAAAGAAGACGACAAAACAGGCATTAAGCAACCGTTTTGGTTCTATGCTTCTGACGTTTATTCGAAGAAAAAAGAAGTTAAGCCAGTGGTGGGTGAGCCCGAGCCAAAACCATTGACTAACCCAAGCCCAACCGTTGAAGACCAAGTTAATCAAATTTTGTTAGATACTCCCGAGATGAGCGCGGCAACTTTGGTCAATACATTGAAAGCCAAAGGTTTGGCTATCGTTGATCAAAAAGACAAAGTGGATGCAATGAAAAAAGAGGCTGAACAAATGGGCGCTAACGCCGCTGTTCTTCGCGCTCAAGTTCCAGACACTAAAAAGAAAAAAGATAAAAAGTTTAAGGGCAAAATGAAGCCCAAGGAATTTGTTCACACTGAAGCTTCTTTAAGAGATCGATTTGTTTCCGCTCGATTTATGGAAAGCGAAGGCGGGCCATCAAAGGGCGCTCAGGTTAAGAACAAATTTAAAGTAGCTCTTATTCAAGAAGGCTTAGGAAATCTTAGGGATGGGTTTTATTATTCGGCTAACGCGATTGAAAGTGCAATTACGGCTTTCGAAGGTAAGAAATGCTATGCCGATCACCCTTCGCGCTCTGAAGATCAAGACAGACCTGAGCGCTCAGTGCGTGACATTATCGGTCACTTTGAGAACGTACACGTTGAAGAGAACGATGATGGTTCCAAAGCTTTATGCGCTGACCTTGTTATTTTACCAGACGCACCTTACGAGTGGGCGCGTTCATTAGTTCGTCAGGCTGTAGACTATTCCGAAAAATACGCTGACAAAGATTTCGTAGGGCTTTCAATTAATGCTTCGGGAGATGCTGAAGCGTTATCGGTTGAGGATTTCATGAAAGAGGGAAATATTCCTGAGTCATGTAAACCTAAAATCATGAAAGCCATCGAAGAAGGTTTGACGCAAATACGAGTAGTGAATACTATTCGAGATGCGATCTCAACAGACTTAGTAACTGAGGCGGGAGCAAAGGGCCGCGTCTTGGAAATTATGGAAAGTGAAAAAAAGGAGAAAGAAATGGCAAAGAAAGACATTCTACCCAAAGAGGCAGAAGACGAAGCAATGAAAATGAAACAAAAACATGAGTCTGAAAACGAAGACGAAGCTCAAGATGCGCCTGAACAAAACGGCGATCATGGGGACGAAGAGCAAGATAAGAAACTTATCCTCGACATGATTAAAAAACACATGGGCGATGATGGTAAAGAAATGGGCGAAGAAGAAGAAGAAGCCGCTCATAAAGCTTGCGAAGCTTACAAGGAAATGGGTTACGAGTCAGAAGACGCAGCTAAGGCAACCGCTCATGCAATGAAATTAGCAAAGCACATGGCCGCAAAGCATGAAGCTGAAAAATGCGAGTCTGAAGACGAAGCTAAGCATGAAAGCGAAGACGAAGCAAAACACGAGTCAGAAGATGAAGCTAAAAAAGAAGCGGCGTCTATGAAGCTTGAAGCTCGTATCGCAATGCTTGAGTCAGAACTTAAGAAGCGCGACATGGCTGTATACCTTGACAAGAAATTGTCAGAGTCAAAACTTCCACGTTCTGTGACTGATAAGATTCGTGCTAAAAAGATTCGCTCTGAAAAAGAAGCGGATGAAGCAATCAAAATTTATGTGGAAGCTTTTAAAGAAGCTGGTCTATCGCTTGGAAGTGAGTCTAAAGCGAAGTCCTCTTTCTTTGTAACTTCAACTGAAAAAACCGTAAGTGCACCGTCTAAAGGAAATAAAATTTCTTTCGGCGATATGCTTAAATAAATATAAACAAGGAGAAATAAAAACATGGCTACGAAAGCGATCAATAACATTGTACGTTCAGTAAGACCCGGATCTGTATTCGAGTCCGCATTGAACTTAATTAGCTCGGCAGTGAGCTTCAACCAAGGTGATATTCTTTATTTAGATACTACCAATCACCTAATCAAACCAGTAACTAGCGATACAGACGCGGCTCGCGTTTTGGGCGTTGCTCGTAACACAATCGTTAATGGAAAGTTAATCTCTTCATACACTGGCACGTCTGTAGACGCTGCTCAAGCTATTGAAGGAATTGCTGGCCCACAATACGGAGTCATTTGCCTTCTTAAATTGAAGTCTGGCGATTCTTTCGTTGCTGGCGGTGACGTTTATGCTTCTACCACTGACGCACAAACTGTGTCTTCAACTGGTACAAACAAAATTGGTATTTTTCAAGACGCTGCAATCACTGCGGGTTCGTCTTCAACTGGTAGAGTTTTACTAGGCTGTAACAACGGCGCTGGTTTTGAACTTTAATTTATAAAGGAATAAAAAATAAATGAGTACACATAAAATTGGATTCAAAAACACTGCCGATGAAAACCGCGCAGTGATTACAGAAAAACTATGGGCGTCTGAAGACGAGCAATCATTGATTGAATCAATGAAGCGTTCTTTCGGCGTTGACCCAAGAGATGCGAAAGCATTTCCGGTTCTTGAGCGTTCTTTCAACTGGAAAAAAACCAAGAACAAATTAGCAGAAGCGGATCAAATGGGAGCATTCCCAGCGGTTCTTCGTGCTGGTGTTCAAACTATCGTTAACAGCGCTTATGAGTCTGTTCCGACTACATTTGAACAATGGGCACACACTGTTAACTCTTCTCGTCAAGAAGAACTTTACGCACCACTACAAGGTGTTGGTTTCCCTTCTCAAATCGGGGAGAACGAAATCTATCCGGAAGTGGGCGCGGCTGGTTTGGACATCAAGCTCAGAAATAGAAAGTACGGAACTTTGTTCGCAGTTTCTAAAGAACTTTTAGAAGACGATCAAACGGGCCAATTTCAAAAACAATCCGGCTTGCTTGGTCAATATGCTAAACAAGTTCTTGAAGTTCTTTGCTACGGTAAATTGGCTTCAGTATCAGGAATGACTTATGGAAACATGAGCGTACCTAAATCTGAAACTCAACCTTCAACTGAAGCAAATTACCCTTGGTCTACTTCACTAGTGGGCGGCGGTTCAACTAGACCAGCTTCTTACGGTGCGTTAAATCAAGCTAACATTCAAGCGGGCTTTATTGCTCTAATGAATCAGAAAAACTTGCTTGGTTTGAAAATGTCAGTTCAACCTGACGCGATCATCGCTTCACCTCACTACAAATTCGATTTAGCTACTTTGCTTCATTCTGGATACTATCCAACTGGTGCAACGGCTGGAGCGACTGGGGGCGCGTTCTCTATCAACCCAATCGAAGGTATTGCTAACCCAATCATTTCTCGATTCGTGTTTGACCAAAACGGTTCAGTAAGTGCTGACTCTAAAGCATGGTACGTTCTTGATTCTAAAGTACCTGCGTTCATTGCTCAGATTCGTGAAGCGGCCGTGGTTGAATTAGAGAACCCAGCATCTGGTATGAGTTTCGACCGTGATGTAATTCGCTTTAAAGTTCGTATTCGTGCGAACGCGGATTTCATTGACAGTCGTTTCTTCTATCAAGGTTCTGACGGTTCTGTATAATTAATTTTACTCTTGACGGGTGGGGTGGCACTGCTACCCTACCCTTAAGGGGAAATTTAATGGCGAGAATAAAACAGGGCAAGAGTTTGTCGGTCATCTATAAATCTGAAACACCTGAAGAGGTAGTACAAAGAACAATAGAAAAACCAATTCGTGATGTCGAAAAGCCATCACAAGAGTTTAAGACACTTGCTGAAACTATCGCTAAAAGTTCTACATACATTCGAAATTGGTATCACGACGAGCTTCGTCAGAGATACAAGCATTATGACCGCATGAAGCGCTTTGATAAATTTTTTCCATTTGCTAGACTTGGCGACGACTTGACCACAACCACACTATATGTCGATGAGCCAGCGAATGAACCCGAAGCGGATCAATGCTATGCCAAGGCAGCGGTAATGAAAGAGCTTGGCTTAAACTATGTGATTTTAGAGAAGGACACTGTTCTCTTTGACGCATTAATTCAGTTAGGGGTTTTTAAATGAGTTGGACGACAGCATTAAGCGACTTAAGAACAAAGCTTTCTGACAATTCAACCGACCGCCTTCGAGCATTTAAGCGCGTCTTTGGTGACATAAATGGCACTAATACAATTTTTAAGACTTTCGAATTTCGTAGAATTACTGACCTCACTACAGCAACGGGCTTTCTTGGTGTTTATAAAAATGGAGTTCGCTTACTTAATTCCGATGTTTCGAATGATGATTTGGTGACGGGTTATTTTCAATTAGTGGCCGCACCTGTATCGGGTGACGTTATCGAATGCACTTACTATTCTCAATACTTTTTAGACACTGAACTTCAAAGCTTTTTAAGGCTTGCATCTAATTTTTTAGCGGCTGGTGATGATTACTCCCAAGTAATTGGCGGGCTTCAAACCGCTGCCTTAACTTATGCGAGTGCCGAGGCTTATCAAAAACTAGCCCTTCGTTTCGCTGACACGTTCGCAGATACTTACAAGATGCAAGATTTACCAGACGGTGAACGCGAAAAGATTATTATTCAATTTAAGAAATCGTCTGAAGACGCTCGAACTGAAGCAATGAAATTAAGAAACGACTATTACGAGAATCGTCAAGGTCAAGCGCTTGCTCCTCTTTGGGGCAGCTCTCTTGGTGGCGTTCTAGATGTGGCGCCTAACCGATGAGCGTTTCGTTTGGTTCCAAGGATGACAGCGTTGAAATGAAGCTTGCGGGAATGATTGACCGCGGGAAAGCAATGCGTTCATTCTTAAACCGAAACATTTACCGCATTTACCAAAACGCACAAAGAAAGCGATGGTTTACTGAGAACGCTTCAGAAGGCAAAGCTTGGGATACGGTAAAAGAACCTTACAGAACTTATAAGTTAAAAAAATATGCTTCTTATGATGGCAGTGGAAGTAAGACCATGGTTGCCACTGGCGCTTTATTTAAAGCCGTTGTGGGCCCAAGTAATGGTCAATATAAAATTGTAACCGATCACTCAATGACCATTTCAACAAGCATTGAATATGCAAAATATGCAGACATTGCACGTTCATTTACTACATGGGGAGATGAGTTTAAAAATAAAATTAAACAATCTATTAATGATTTTTTAATCCTTCAAAAAGAAGGGAGCCCTGAGTAATGCCATCCAGTATCGGTCTTCAGTTAGTTGAGTCTGACGTTTATCTCATTAAGAATTACTTAACCACGAACATGGCGGCGGCATTGTTACAAGTCGGAGCGGCTCATGCTTCCACATATCCAGTTGTAGCGGTTGACCCTCCAGCGGATTACTTTATTTATCAAAGAGCAAAGGCATACAGAACGCCAGCCGTTTTTATTATTCCCGAGCGAATGGACTTTAAAAAGCGCGAACGTGGTCAAAATCACATCAATGCTGAGACTCGGTTAAATGTCACCGTTGTGATTGAAGATAAAGATGCAGAGCGTATTTATTTAAAAGCTTACCGTTATCAGGCCGCACTCGTTGGGCTTTTAGACCAAGCGAGTTTGACTAGCGGTGATGGTAAGGTCAAGATTGTGGTTGTGATTGAGAACGCGCAATTCTCGCCTTTGTACTCGGACGCTAAAAGCCCCGATGACCCAAGGGCGATATTTCGTAAGGAAGTATCGGTGGAGTTAGCGGTTCAGCATTACGAAAGTTTAATTTAAAAGGAGAAAAATATGAGTCAGGCAATAGTAACAACAAGTAATATGGAATTAACCCCAATGATCGTAAAATTTGGAACTTCGGGTTCTGAAGTTGATCTAGGTGGTAGTTTGGGAAATGTTGTAATTTCAGCTAAATACAGCAAAGCAAATATTTTAGCAGACCAAAGCGGTACTACAATCAGAGATCGTCGTGTTTCTGGTGTTGAAGTAACTGTGACAACCGAGTTAGCAGAAATTCAAAGCAAAGACATTTGGAAAGTAGTATTTCCTCATGCAACTTTGTCTGGAACTGGAACCTCTGGAACAATCACGTTCAATCAAAATATTGGTGACAGTGATTTGTCTAACGCTAAAAGTTTAGTGTTACACCCTGAAAGCAAGGGCGCACTTGATTTATCTGGCGACTATACTTTCTGGAAAGCGGTTGCAAGCGCTGAATCAAGCATTACATACGGCCCAACTGAGCAAGCTAAACTTAAAATTGTTTGGAATATTTTACCAGACGAGTCTGTTACTCCTAACCGTTTCTTCAAATATGGGACATAATTGATTCATGAATCTTTTTAACTTAAAACCAGCGAGACAAGACAATGTACCAATCGTTAGCGATTTAGATGCTATGGTTGCGGTGTCGGTTCCGTTTAGGTTCAATGGAAAGATTCACAATATTAAACCAATTAGCGTTCTTGAGTTTTACCAGTACACCCAAGCACTTGGAAAACTCGTCGAACTCAAGGACGCTGAAAAGGTATCAGGCGAAGAGCTTGTCGATTGTTACTTTAATTTGTTTAAAGCGGTATGTGATACCATCACCCATCAAGACATTGAAAAGATGAGCACCTCGCAAGCGTCCGCATTGTTCGCATTAACACTTGATTGTGTGACTGGCAAAGCTCAAGCAGACCAAGAAAACGAAAAAAAAAAGCCAATAACTTAAAAGAAAAAGTTGAACAAGTAAAAATTAGCGCTTCCGATCTTACCGCTGAAGCTTGTTTAATGTTTGGTTGGACAGCCGAGCAAGTTCTTAACATGCCAGCGACTCGGTTTTTTTCTTTGTTACAAAGTGCCAGAAAAATATCACAACGCAAGCAAGCTGAAAAATATGTTGCAGAATGCGACATTGCCTCAATTTCTCTAGGCGATTCAGAGTATTACGAAAAGATTCGCAAGGTGTTTTACTTTCGAGCAATTGGGCGAGAGGATAAGTTAGAACGTAGGGCACTCGATCCCACTGACCCTGCGACCGTTGCCGCTATCGAAAGCTTTTTTGACACTGTTCAAAGGATGCAATAAATGGCAGAAGAAAAACAAATCTTTCATATCGACTTAGATGCTAAGAACTTTATTCATAACGCCCAAGAAGCGAAAAAAGTTTTGGGTGAACTTGGCGAAGTCGAAAACATTTCGGGACTCATTGAAGGCTTTGCCACAATGGGTGTTTCTCTTGGCGTTGTAGCTACTGCGCTTTTAACTTTAAAAAAGGGCTTCGACCTTACTTTGGAAGCCGAACAAATTAATCGTGTTAGCACTCAATTTGATTTATTAGCCACAAATGCGGGCTTAGTTCCAAGCGTGTTAAGAGAGGGTCTTGAGAAGTCAACGGCTGGCTTCATGACCATGAACGATGCGCTTAAGTCAGCCAATAAGGCAATCGTCGAGCTTGGAGTGAACGCGAACCGTATTCCTGAAATCATGGAGCTTGCTAGAAAAGTTACAACCGTTTTCGGTGGCGACTTAGCAAGTAATTTCGACAGAATTTCTATGGCTATGGCTTCGGGTAACGTCCGAATGCTTAAGCACATGGGTATTGTTATTGATAGCGATAAAGCTCTTCGTGATTATGCTAATAGTGTTAATAAAATGGTTTCTGATTTATCAGAGCAAGATAAAAAGACAGCCATTTTAAACGCAACAATGGAAAAAGGGAAAACCTCTTTAAAGGGTGCGAAAGAAGATGTTAACTCTTTAACAGTATCTTACCAAAAACTTAAAGTTGGCATTAATGAAATATTTGAATTTGTAATTGTAAAATACGAACAAATGTTTGGTTCTAATTTTAGAACCATGATCTCGATGGCTTCAGGTGCAATCAAGAATCTTGGAAATACTTTGACCGCCAATTATGGAAGCGGAATAGAAAGAACCAGAGCTCAGGCGGAAAAACTTCGCGAGCAAATAAAGTCACAAACTGAAGAGGTGTCTAAAGCCGAGCGCATGTATACTAAATACGGTTCGACCGTAAATGGTATTTATAACAATTATAAAGGCACTTACGAAAACGCTAAAAAAGCTCTTGCAGACTCCAAGAGTGAATTAGAAAAGTATGATAAATATTTAGAAAAAAGAGAAGAGCAAGATAAAGAACGCGCAAAGAATGCAGAGAAAAAAGAAAAAGGCCCAGATAAGCGCGAGGCTGAAACTAAGTTTAATCAAGACATTCTCAAGTTAAAAGAAGCAAGAATTCAAGCGGAAATTGCTCTTGAAACTGACGCCGATGAAATGAAAAAACATCGCGCTGAAGAGCTTGTTAATCTTGAACTTGAAACAAATAATAAAATAAGAGAAGCCGATGAGAAGGCATTAAAAGAAGGCGGGCCAGCGATAGCGTTAGCCGAGCAAGAGAAGTTCGAGATAAAAAGAAAATACGCTCTTGATGTTCAAAAATTAATTGAAGACAGCAAGGGTGATGAAATAAAAGCGGCAAATCAAGCGGCTAAAGTCTCTGCTAATACCAGTTCTGGTTTTAGTAAAGGTTGGAAGGCCGCAGCGCTTGATGCCTCTAAGGACGTTGGAAATTTTGCGAAGCTTGGAGACGTTGCTTTTAAATCATTAAAGACTAACGCAAAAAGCGCATTCATTGCGTTGGGTGATGGTTCTAAAAATGCAGCCGAAGCAATGAGGGGGTTTATGTTAAACTCTATCGCTGACATTGCAGAGGCTCAAGGTTCGGAATTATTGGCGACTGGTATCGGAACTTTTCAACCAGAAGTGATTGCTCAAGGGGGCGCATTGCTTGCTTTGTCTGGAATGTTGAGAAGTGCAGCGGGTGGCGGCGGTGGCGGAATTGGCGCAAGCACTGGCGGTGGCGGCGGTGGGGCATCTGCTTCAAGTGAAGCGCCTAGCACCGTGGGAGATTTACAAACGGCTGAAGCGGCCAAGACACAGAAAAGCGTCACGATTGCTGTTCAGGGAAATTACTTTGAAACTGAGCAAACAAAACGTACTCTTATGGAAATGATAAGATCGGAAACGGATGCAACTTCATTTTCATATGTTCAAATTAATCAGGGCGGGGCTTCTTAATGGCATTAAAGAATGGGTCAAGTTTTACTTATGGGCTTCAGGTGTCGAGTGCGAATAGTTCTCTTGATTTTGTGGCTGCTAGTGGTGGCCCAACAATATTGGCAACCTTAAACACTGGGTTTTATTCACTTCAAGATTTAATGGTTGAAGTGATTAGAGCAATGAGCGCGGCTGACCCTGTAAACACCTACTCTTATTCAATCACAAGAACTTCAACGACTAACACCGTTACGATTACCAGCGCGGGATCTTATTTAAGTTTATTGTTTGGAACTGGGCCACGACTTGCGACCTCGATTGGTACGACTTTAGGATTTACAGCAACGGACAAAACGGGTGCGCTTAGTTATACTTCAACCTCAACCGCTGGCACTTTATTAATCCCCACCTTAGTTGGGTATACATACTTGCCGCCTTCGTTTATGCAAAAAATGATAGGAACTCCGAATATATCGGCAAGCGGTATAAAGGAAACAATTTACTTTGCGACTCACCAATTCTTTCAGGTCGAGTTTAAATATGAACCAGAATTAAAATGCACTAACGAATGGGCGCCATTATTACAATGGGGATCAAAGGGTAGACCGCTTGAGTTTTGTCCAGACACTACCTCACCAAACACTGTGTTTAATTGCACGTTAGAAAAAACTTCATACGATGGTAAAGGAATGGGTTATCAGTTTAAAGAGATGCTGCCCGACTTTCCTTTTTTATATACAACGGGTCAAATGGTTTACAGAATTATACCGCCAGCGGTAAGCTACGCATAAGGGGATTTAAATGGGTGTCATAGATGGTCAATCAGTAAACGCAAGCATTACAAACGCGGCCTTTTTAAGTAAGAACTCTGCCGATTCAACTTCTTACAATTTAGGTTTAGGCGCTGCTTTAAGTTTTCCTAAAAATACAATTTCAACCGCTGGAACTATCAACGCACTTGATAGCGCAAAAACTAATATTAAACTTACAGGCGCAAGCGTTGTTTTAAACGGTGTGGTTGCTGGGTTAGACGGTCAAATTTTAATCATATCAAATGCAAGCGGTACGGCCGCGACTTTAAACTCTTTGTCTGGTTCCGCATCAAGTGCAAATCAATTAAAATTAATCACGTCTAGTTATTTACTTCCAGACAATTGCGCCGTCACTCTTGTTTACGATTCAACACAATCTAAATGGTTAATTGTTGGAGTTATGGATTGCATGAGTGCAACCAATTTAAATACAGCGTCTACAATAGTAAAAAGAGATGCGAGTGGTAACTTTGTAGCTTCTCAAGCGTCTTTAACCTCTTTGTTATTAAATGGCTCAAGCTCTGGAACCATTACAATCACACCAGCGGCGGCAACCACAAGTTACGCGCTAACATTACCAGCGGCTCAAGGTGCATTGTCTACTACATTAGTAAATGACGGAACGGGCGCTTTAACTTGGGGGTCATCGGGTAGCGGTGGCGGCGGTGGGGCTAAAAATTATTTTTCTTTATCAAGCGCTAACCCAAGCTTCGAAAATGCAACGATAAGCCCATGGTCGCTTTGCACATTGACCTTTTTAGGCGGTGCACCTTCAGGAGCTCCAACATTAAGCGCAACTCAAATGGCGCTTGCGGCAACGAGCACAAACCCACTAATTGGCACTAAGTCTGGACAACTTACCCATTCAGCGGCCAACGCCCAATATCAGGGGTTTATTTCAGGCGCTCTCACAATTGATCGTGAAGACACAGCGAAAGTTTTAACAGGATCTTTTTCTTATGAAGTTGTAAGCGGTACGGTTGATTTCTCGGGCACGTCTACACAGACGCTAGAAATATGGATTTACAATACTATTTCAGGCGCTTGGACTCAACCGACTGGCTATCGTGGAATGAATCAAGCTACGGGTCAAGGACGAGTTGCATTTACATTTCAATCAGACGGATTAACTGCAAATAATACTTATAAAATTGCGGTAATAACGGCACAAACCACAACCGTTGCATATGTTGTAAATTTTGATGACTTTCAGGTGGGGCCACAAACAATTCCTATCGGTGCGGTAATGACCGATTGGATTACAACAACAACTTTTACTCCCGTAAACTTAGGAACCATTACAAATGCAAGTTGGCGGACTAGAAGGGTGGGTGATTCACTAGAAGTTATAGGATATTTTACTGGGACAACTCCAGTGGCAAGCTCTGCATCTTTTACACTTCCAAGTGGTTTATCCATTGATACAACAAAATTACCCACTGGTTCCGCTGGTCATATTGTTGGAACTTATGCAGCAACTAATTCATCTTCCACAATTATTAACACAAGCTTTTACTTTGGTTATGTTTTTTATGATGGCTCTACGGCTACTAGTTTATATGTATCTCAAAGCACAAATGTTAGCGCGTTAGTAAAAACAAGTGGATCAATTATTTTGGTGTCTGGTCAAAATGCAACCGTTCAATTTAAAATTCCAATTGCTGGCTGGTCATCAAATGTTCAAGTTAGTAATGACACGGATACTAGGGTGGTGGCAGCAAATTATTATTTATCTGCAAATCAAGCTCCAGGTGCAAATGTTCAATTTAATTATGATGTAAAATTGATTGATACAAATTCAGCCGTTACCACAGGATCAGGAGCTTGGAAGTTTACGGCTCCGATTAGTGGCATTTATTCAGTTTCAACAAGTTCTTTTTATGCTTCTGGAACTGCTGGTTATGTTAATTTATATAAAAATGGTGTTAGTATATTTCAAATGGGTGATGTTTATGGAACTGCATCACTTGGTCAAACTAACTTATCTGTTGCAACCACACTAATTCAGTTAAATGCTGGAGATTATATTGACGCTAGACCCAGCACTACTGCGACTTTTTATGGATCAGCTTCTGCTCCATTTTCTCACTATATATCTATTTTTAGACTTTCAGGCCCATCAGTTATTGGTGCAAATGAATTAATAAGTGCTAAATATTATGCAAGCGCCAATGGAACCATGACGAGCACCACTCCACTTAATTATGATTCTAAAATTTATGATTCACACAATGCGGTTACTACAGGATCAGCTTGGAAGTTTACAGCTCCTCGTTCTAGTAAGTATTCGTTAAAAGCTTATTTCAATAATGCCAGCGCTCCATCAAGTACATGCTTAATTACTATTTATAAAAATGGTGCAAACTTAGAGGTGTTTGGTGATATTTTTACGGCTACCGCTGCTGCATCAATGTCTACTTCATTTTCATTAAATGCTGGTGATACTATTCAAATTACTTCAAACAATGCCAATTACCCTTGGCAAGGTGGAACTTATGGAACGGTAACCGGAGCAGCTCCTTGCCATATAGAGATCGAAAGTTTGGGTTATTAATATGAAAAAAATTAGCATAAAAAACAAATTAGGAATTGAAACAAATTGGTTGGAAGTTGAAGACCCAACCCCACACATTAACGAGTGGATAAGATTAAACACTTGGGGTAAACCTGAGCGATGGCAATTAGAAAAGACTGGCGACTCACCTTCATGGGTCGAAGCTTACGACATTGACGATGTGATTGACAGTGAAGATAGACTAGACGAAGTAAGCGGTGAATTAGTTCATTGGGTAAAATTAAAAGCAGATTATTCTTTCGATATTACAGACGTCACTTACGAGCATGATCTTGATTTGTGTATTGCTTCAAGAATCGCAGAATATCCCAATTTAGGCGCATTTTTAAATGCTTTCTTTGATGGCGGTCAAGAAGCGTTAGACGAACTTCACGCAGCTAGGTTAGCTGTAAAATTAAAATATCCAAAACCAGTAAAGCCATAATAAATGCCAACAAGCAACTACCCTACAAATTATAAACTTGGTCTTGCTTCGGTTTCAAAACAATTAAATATCGTTTTTGAAATTGAAGGCGTTCCCTATGTTTATTCTTTGCAACCAACTTTTCATAAGCTGGTTTATGGCGACCCTTATGTTTATGGTGGGACTGGGCTTTATTACGGGGCATCGGTTCAGGTTCCGAATAATAAAGTTTACATTTCAGATAAAAGTTCGATGACTATTTCCCAGCGATTAGAGCCAGAGCAAGGGCGAGCGTCAACGTCTACATTCTCGGTTGTGATGATTGATAAGAATGCAGAAATATCGAACCTTGTTGGAACTGGTGGTACAATAATCAACGAAACAATGGGGCGAGCTTGCATTGTGCGCGTGGGCTTTGCTAACACTTCTTACCCGCAAGATTACTATGTTGCATTTCGCGGCATTATTAACAACGTACAAACACAATCGGGAATGGTGACGTTCTCGATCGGTGATGCCAATCAAAAAAGAAGACAAGCAATTTTTCAAGTTCAAAAAACTAACTCGTCAAGCATTGTGAACGCCTCGACGTTAACTATCCCAACAAATGACGCAAGTTTATTTTATCAGCCGATACTTGGGCCAGACTCAACTTATGATTCAAATGTGACTCTTTATTGCACAATGGAAAACGAAGTCATTCAATATACAACAAGTACGGTCACGCAAATTAATGCGGCGTTAAGAGGCGCAAGAGGAACCACGGCGGCCACTCATGCAACGTCTACTGAAACGACACATACTTGTCAGATTAATGGCCACCCTTTAACGCTTGCTCTTAAACTAATGTTATCAGGTTGGAACGGCCCATACATTACAGGGTTAACACCCCAAGCGGTGGGAACTAATTTAATCACAGGTTCAGGCGTCACGAATGCCGTTGTTTTGCCGATTGGTAAAAGTGCAACTGATGACTATGGTTTAACTATTGGAGACTATGTTACCGTTTCGGGTTCGGTGTCTGGTAACAATGGCACTTACAGAATTACAACAATCGAAGACACAACAAATCAACCGAATGGCGTTTTAAGAATTACTAGCACTTTAACGCTAGAAACGGGCGGCTCTCTTGCAATAGCTCTTCGTTCTAAATACGACACTTTACCGACCGCCATGGGGCTTAAACTTTCACCGAAAGATGTGGACGTTGCGGGTCATGAAGATTTAAGAGACAACTATCTTAACACTGGCGTTTATGTAATGAACCTTTATATAAATGAACAGCAAGTTGGTAAAGACTTTATCGAGCAGCAACTTTACTATCCAGTTGGTTGCTATTCACTTACTCGTTATGGTCAGCTTTCAGTTAACGAAACCAAAGCACCGATCGCTACCGTTAACCTTCAGTTTTTAAACCTTGGTAATATCATCGGCGCTGAAAACATTACAAACACACGCGGATTAAATAGTCGTAAGTTTTTTAATCAAATACAATTTCAATACGATGTGATGGATGACAATTCGACTTATCAAAGCGTTTTGCGTTCACTTGATACGACTTCATTAAACTTGATCGGCATTTTGTCTTTGCTTCCAATTAATTCACAAGGATTAAAAACAAGTTTAGGGGCTGCAACGCTAGTTTCTAAAGTATCCACTAACTTACTAAATAGATATAAACGCGCAGCTTATGAAATTGCTTTAAAAGTAAACTTCCAAGTCGGTTCACGCATTGAAGCTGGCGATGTGATAGCACTTCAAGACAATGGATATTTGCAAATAACTGATTTCAATACTGGGCTTCGAAATCTTGGAACTCAGCTTTATGAAGTAACCGACAGATCATTAGATTTAAAAACGGGCGAGGTTACGCTTAAACTTGTTTCTGGAATTACAGGCTCGGCGGCTGACAGGTTTGGAACCGTTTCACCTTCAAGCATTGTTTCCGCTAGTGGTGTTTCTACTACGACCTCAATTAAAGTTGATTCAAGCTACAACGCGACTAGCGCGGACGAAACTTTAAAGTGGAAAGATTATATCGGGCAAACAATCAGGGTAAGGGCGGACGATTTTAGCGCGTCCAGTGAAGCTGTTTTATCTGGAACGGACAATTCGATTATTCCTTACACACTTAACCTTTCAAGCCCTTTATCTTTTACGCCCACGTCTGGAATGATTGTGGAAATTCCGGAATACCCAACGAGTACAAATGCGGGAATAAATTCATTGTATAAAGCCATTCATGGGTTTGCTGACCCAACCATTGCAATCGTGAGCGGCGCGTCTAATACTGTGTTTACAGTATCATCGGGTGACATTTCAAAATTTAATGTGGGCGCTGCTATTTATGTAAGAAGCAATGATTTTTCTACCATAAGCGGTTCGGTTTTAATTTCTGCCGTTAATAGCACTTCTAACACTGTGACGGTTCAATCAACTTTAGGATTCACTCCCACTAGCGGTTACTATGTTGAGCTGGTAGGCTTTGCAGACAAGGGCGCGGGGTATAGAATTTATGGATAAGGGGCAATAATGGCAACACCAGTTACACCAGCAAGAAACACGATTTATATTGAAGGATCGCAATTCCGAAGCGCAATCAGTGAAGACCTACTCCAGCGCTTTGGGGCTTCGATTAACTTCATTAATACTTATCAATATTTTCCATTCTATTTTGGAATGGCTGGCGCTTATGGTAACGCCACATTTTTAGCAACCTTACCAGCAACGGGATTGGGCCCATTTGAAACTTTCGATTATAACTCTCAAATCGTTAACGTGCGCGTATATAGCGGAACTCAAGGGTCAAGCGGAACCACAACCGTTGATATTAAAAAAGCATCGGCGGGTTCTTCATCTTACACTACTATTTTCTCAACGCTTCCAAGCGTAACGAGTGCCGCGCCAGCAAATGCGCAGTTTGATATTAACGGTGTAGATGGTACGCTACCAACTGGATGTACTCGACCTGTTTTATCAACGGTGAACTTTACGGCTGGCGATAAGCTTCGCTTTGATGTGACTAGCGTACAAACAGGAGCAAGTGATTTAATTGTGACAATTTTTTGGAGGCCTCGTTAATGATTACTAATTTTAATTCTAATAGCACAATAAAAATAAACGGTGGTACTGGTGGGTCTTTGGCTGGTGGTACGGTTGCGACCATAACTGCGGCCGCTAACGAGTATATAATTTTAAGTTTTTCAATGAATGCCACTACCGCCGGTGGCGGATGGAAGTTTTCAACTGGTGCGACTTATAGTGGTACTCAAATATCACAAACTTCGGTTGTATATATTCCCCCAAGTTCTTCGGTAAATATTACAGACAACAGCGGTGGGACTTTGGTCTATAGTTATGTTAGATTTATTAACTCGCCATGATTACCATTCGCGAGCTTAACCCTCACGATTACAAGACAAGCTTAATCATAGATAAAAACTTATCTATTTTATTGCAAAGAATAAATGAAATTAGAAACGCTTATGGAAAGCCTATGGTTGTAACCAGCGGGCTACGTTCTGAGAGCGATCAAGATTTGTTAATTGCTCAAAAAAAAACTAATGCAAAACATTCAAAGCATCTTGCTGGCCTTGCTTGTGACATTAAAGATTGTGACGGCGAGCTTAAAGCTTGGATAAAACAGAACGTAAAAGCGCTTGAAGTGATTGGTTTATGGTGTGAGGACTTTGCTTACACCCCAACTTGGGTGCACTTTCAATGCAGTTCGCCATTAAGTGGTAAAAGGTTCTTTATTCCATAATTTGACGATTCTTGACCGCGTCCGTAAACTACACAGGGGGTTAATTCCAAGGATGGAAGTGCCCTTTAACTTATAAGGAGAAATAACATGTTAGATCAAATTAACTCAATCATTCATTCTGCAAGTGGGCAAGCTGGCATTATTGCCATCGTTTTAGAAGCTGGACTTCGTCTTATTAAAAGCGAAAAGCCTCTTTCTATTGCTCATTTGATTTCTGCTACTCTTGCAAAAATCGCAGACATTTGCGCCGGTCTTGCTAATCTTTTAGACAAAGTTTTGCCACAAAACTTAAAATAAATGACACAAACAATTTTAGAAATTATTTTGGTCGGGTTGAAGTTCTTAGATAGACTCGATCAAGATAAAATTAAAAAAGAAATTCTCGGATTGCAAAATGACTATGCTCAAGAACTTTCTAAAGATTACGACAGTATCGACGATGCTCGCTTATACTCTTTACGGTTGCGCCTCACTGGCATCGTACAGCTATATTGTTCCGCCGCTCAAGGACAGAACCCTGCGCCTAGCAATGGACAAACCTAGTTTTATTTATCATTACAAAACACCATATAAGTGCGGCGCTTTTAAATTGTTTACTTGTTGGGAAGATAAAACCGACGAGTATGATTTAACAAAGCCAGAAATTAGAAAGTCTTTAATTGAAATCGGCTTCATTGCTAAGAGGCGCGACTCATGAATGAACGCCAAATTAAATGGATAGAGTTTGTTATTTTTGTGGTTGTTCTTTGCGTTGGTGTTGTGACGTTTTCTTATAATACCTTTGCAACTAAAGAAAGCGTCAAAGACTCAATTGTGGATAGACTTGATCGAATCGAGAACAAAGTAGACCGATTAATTGAATCTAATCCTCGTCACTAGGTTCCTCGTCATCAAATAAGAATAATAATAAAAAAATACTAAGAGCGCAAAAAAGCTCGAAAGCGTCTGAATCGCTCATGGTTTTTTATGGCGAGAAATAGACCCGCGCTGTGAGTTTTTCCAATGTTCAATAAATTGCATGTTTTCTAAATAATATACGGTTAGCATGAGGCAAGCTATAGTGCAATAAATCTAGGGCCGAACTCATCACCTTCAAGAAAGCCATTGACCCATTCTGTCAATTTTGACGAAGTGTAGGTTAATCCTTTCGCCGCTGGGTTTCCCATAAAGCCCGAATTAGCTTCAAAAATAATTTTGTTAAACATTCTACGGTAAACAATTCCCGGTCTATGTGTGTGACCTGTTATGCAACTCATTAAATGTTGATCTCTATGATCTCCGAGCTTCATTTTGTAACCATGAAAAACTGCAATTTCTTCATTCAACAAAATAAAGTCTCTTGAATTAAAAAGAGTCGTCACGCCATCAAACGAAAACTCTCGTTTCATTGCTTCAGCAATCCAATCTTCGGCCTCTGGATACTCTTCCATAATTCTTTTCATTGGTCTGACTGAATGGTTCCCCATTGTCAAAAAAAGTCTAGCTTTAGGGTTTATCTTTTTAGCTCTTGCCCAGAACTCTTCGGTTAATTTTCTGCCAAGTGTATTCTCTTCTCTAGGTGTAAAAATATTATGAGAACGCGGAAATTTAGCGTGAGAATACATGTCGCGTACGTCTCCATTTAATATCCACAAATCATATTTTTTCTTTTCGGCTCTCTGGAAAAACTCTTCTAGCTTTTTCTCATGATGAAAAGGGTAATGGACATCAGAAACGACACACCAGTTATTCGATGAAACTTTTACTGGGTCAATTATGTCCGACTCTTGATTGTATTTATTTAAGTGCGACTCTATGTCTTTAACTTCAAAAATAGAATCATCAATTTTCTTTGCCTTGTGTGGTGTTAGTCCTAACGACTGAAGCAGGGGAGAAAATCCGCCAAACATAATCGAGATAAAATGTCTCGTATGCCCATAGGCTTTTATATATTCATTCATTGTCGGAGCGCGTTTTAATTCAGAAGCTAAATCGCGAAGCTCGTTTAGCATTTGCATTTTCTTATTTTCATCACTCATATTAAAAGTGTATGGGCAAAAATTGCCTAAAGCAAACTAGGTCAAGTTAAAAGATAAGCCAGCCATTTAGTTTTATTAAATTAACAATCGGCTTTTCAAGCTTATAAATTAGCGGGTGCGCTATTTTAAGGCGGGGATATTCAAACGTAAATACATGCAAAATTTCATGTACGAAAGTTTCAAGGGTCTCTTCTTTGGTCATGCCTATTTTTAAAGTGATTGTCTTTGCTTGCCCGTCAGCAAGACCCATGCACTTTTCATCGCCTTGAATTACGCTTTGCCAAACGACTTCGTACGATTTCGAGTTCTTTTTTATCTTGATCCGAGAGGGGAGGTTCATTCTCTTTATTCTCGCGCTTTTCTGAGTTAGCTTCAAATGGTAAAATTTTACACCTGACGTCATTGCACTTTGGTTTCTTGCGATATATAGTAATTTGATCAACTTTACCGCGCTCGAAGTCGTCTAGCTCCATTGAGTGAACGAAGCCCTTCACGGTTTACAACAAGCTCCGTTACCTTTGTTTTGATCAATAGAGTCGAAAGCGGCATTAATTTGATAAGGTGGCGTCAATAAATTGTAGCTGTTAGCGCTATTACCAACGTGCATAAAGCCTTTGGCGTGACTTGTTTCGTGGGCTGCTACCGATGCCTCATTGCAAATAGAAAAGCCGTGGTAAGCCATTGCTACGCGGTTTAAATGAACGACAGACTCGCCACCCATTTCATAGCCCAAAACCCAAAACTGAATAGACGAGTAATAGTTGACTAACATGATTTGTGGACGGCGCATTTCGGTCACAATGTCCCACGGTGTTTTCCCGAGTAAATTATTCCACTTTCGCTTTGGGTCAGTGATAAAGTCTTCAAAACATTTGCTGGCAAGCGTTTCATTGAGTTTCGCTTCAACTTTTATTAACTTTGATTTTTCAACCTCGGTGCATCTTTCATCGCAAATTAATGTAATGATTTTCACTTGCTCGGCTGGCGTTGCACTTGGTGAGGGTGTGGGTGTGGGTGAAGGCGTCGAAGTGGGCGCTGGAACCGGCACATTGATTGATGAATGAATCATGCAACTGGGTGTTAAAAGAACAACTAAAATCAATAGTTTGTTAAACTTCATAGATTTAATTGTATAGGCAAAAACTGCCCATATGCAAGATGGCTAATTAACTAATGAAACTTTAGTCACCACGTCTTAAAACGTCACGGAGGACGTCAAAGAAGCAAGCGCCTAAAAAACCACCAATCACAAGACTAAAGCCTAACACTAAAAAAGTGCCACACAATTCCCAAAACTCACCCACAGTTAATGATTCCACTATTCTCCACCTTTCAACGCTTCACGGGCTTTTTGAGAAAAAAGATCATCAAGATATTTTCCATCAATAGCTTCAGAAATTTCTGGGTGGTCTTTCCAACTTGCATTGGCTATATAATCCAACGCTTCCCTGAGTCGGGCGTTTTCAGATTGGAGTGCTCTTTTAGCATTGCCAAGATTAATCATTTTACAAGTTTCGGTGTGTCCGAAAGAACTGCAATCTGAATCACAAGTCTCATTCCATTCGTGGCAAATATCATGGTACAGTCTTTTCAGTGTTACATTCTCCTCACTCGCCAGTGCATAGCCGAAGTGTGCGCCTTCCTTGTAGGCATCCTCTTGTTCTTCTTGTTTATTGCCGTAATCATATTGCTCGAATGTTCTAGCAGCATCTTCAATTTTCTTTTTCACATCCATAACTTCCCTCTGGTTAATTTGTATGCTCATTTTAAATTAACTTTATTGTTAACTTTACGAATAAGTAAAATAACAATAAAAAAACTAATAGCCATACCACCAATAAATCCTGCAATAAAATTAATCATTCTTCTCTCCTTAACTTAATTTCAAACATCACTCCACACCTTTCAACGCTTCACAAATATAGCAACTTTTTGTGAATCTCTAAAATCTACTTCGGCATTACCAACAAATCCTCGAACGAGCGCATTGATACCCTCGGCATTATACCGCTCAGCTCTTTCCAACGCTTCCCTGAGTCGGGCGTTTTCAGCTTCGAGCTTATCAACTTGATTTAAAATAATTTGAAGTGCTTTTTCATTATTATCCATACTTTTTATCCTGCCACTGACCATGACCCTGACCATGACCCTGACCGTGACCCTGACCATGACCCTGACCCTGACCATGACCCTGACCATGACCCTGACTGTGACCCTAACCATGACCGTAATTTAATTTTTTTATTAAACATCATTTTTTGTCAGTCTCGCTAAAAGATTCAATGGCAGCATTTTTAATGTATACAGAAAATGGAAGTTTTTGTGCGTCTGTAAATTTATTAGAACTAAATGCTCCTGTCTCATAAACAATAGCAGCATTGTCTAATTTAATGCATGTGTCATTGACACCAGATAAAACGCCTGTATAAATGTAATTTAAACAAAATACAATTACGTTTTTACCTAATAATCCAATCATTCCTTCACCGTCTACTTCTTGAACTGTTACTATTTTCTTCATTTTATTTCTCCTTAACTTAATTTTAACACTCACAATGAGGCGCTGAGTGTTATTGTAAATTTATTCATTTTAACGCGTCAAAAAGACTACTAACTTTTTTAAGCTTCTTATATGAGAAGACGTAAAAGTAATGTCCGTTTGTTCTATGTTTAAATTTGTTTCCTTCGTTTTCAATTGTACTACCCCATTCCCAGCCCACAACAAAAACGCTTTTAGGAAAGTTAAAAGCTAGACACAAGATATAAGCTCGGTGGGGTTTAAGTTGATCTTCATTGACAGCAATATCCCAACGGCTTTCATCGGATTCTTTTCGCGTCTTAACTTCGATCACGCTTCCTAAATCGCCTGTATTTAATTCACGTTTAGACTTAGCTGTAATTTGATTTATTTTAATACCCGTTACTAATGAAACGGCAAGCTCGCCCGCTAATCCAATCTTATGATCAAGAGATGATTCACTCGTTGCTTTAGTTGCCCAACCAAGTGATTTACCGTTATCGTTACGTTTATCACCATTGCGTTCGATCCATTTAATTTCTTCGGGCAAGAGTTTAACTTCCCACCAGTGGTTTGGTATCAAATTCGACATAATGCCCCCTTAAAAAAAACCGCCCAAGGTGAAACTTAAACTTTCGGTATTACCTTAATTTATCCTTGAGCGGCCTTGTTTTCCCTCCATTGAGAAAATTATTTAGTTTTTGATTCTGCCTTAGCTTTTCTTTTATTTGTTTTTAACATTGCCGCAAGCAATCTATGAATCGCGTATTCTAGTACGGCAGTACGATCCGTTTCGTTATCTTGGGCGATACCGTCTACAATTCTTAAGGTGTCTGCGTTCATTCTAAAACTTACTGATATTTTATTCTTTTTATTTTTCATATGATTGGACTCCGTGAACTTCGTTAATTCTTAAATTCATATAATGCTTGCCTTGATATTCGTTTGAATCAAGTTTTCCCATAATGATCACTAAAGCGCCCTCGCCTTGTTGTTCAATTCGATCATGTGAGAAGCCAAACGCGCTTGCATTAATATTAATCTGACGACCTTCATCGCTTGCTAATAAAGTAAATGTTGAGAACGGTTTACCCGTCTTTGTGGTTTTTGATTCTAGATTTGTAATAGTACCTTGAAAGGTAAAGTTATTTGTCATGTGTTTTATCTCCCTGTAACACATTCGTAATGCAAAGTATTTACGTTGTCAATAGTGAAATCGTCTTCATAAATATTACTTTTACCAAGGTTGCAGTCTTTACAAAGAACTTGAAGGTTAGATTCAATAAATGCAAGTTCTGGATATTTGCTATGAGGCTTAATATGATCAACATGAAGTTCTGATTCGCTTGTTTTACAAGCCATACACCTAAATCCATATTTTCTTAATGTTTTATATCTTAGCTCTCGCCATTGCTTTGAATCATAAAGCCAGTGTTTTGGTCTTATGTTTAATGGTCTTGTTAAATTGTAATGTATAAGTTTTTGAAACCTATTCCTTAAATCAATTTCAACCTTGAGCTTTTTTTTAAAAGCTCTCTTTTTACTAGATTTACTATTCATATTTTAATTCCATATTTAAACGCTTAATACTTAAGCTTGCCCAAAGGTTCAGATCGGAGTGAGCGCAAGTATCCAACATGAATTTTTACATTCATTTGAATACTAGCAAAAACATACTTATCTTGCCCAATAGGACGAGTCGTCGTTTTGCGATGAAAACAAAATGCAATCAGTTTTCACATAACCAGACTTACGACCTTGCATGGCCTAACGTTCGCGCTCTAGTTCGAGGTATCACACGCTTGCCGCTTTGAACTACCGATGGCGGCTAAGATCTTTGCCCGTTGTTTGAGATGTCCAACAAAGAAATTTTTACTTATTGAAATCCTGAATCTTTAGATGTAATCTGAGTTCAGGTTTTTTTTAAGCAATCAAATCTTATACTCGCCCGCTGGAAGTTGCAAGTAATTTGTTACCAAAGGCGGGCGCAGCATTTTTAAAAGCTATTCATTTTTGTCTTGCATTAAATTTCACCTTGATTTACATTGAGCGCAAGGAGAACCACAAATGCAAAAAATACAATTAATTCAAGGCAGTAAAGAATGGCTAGACTATCGACTCAATGGGGTTGGTGGCTCAGAGGTTGCGGCAATCGCTGGGATTAACGGGGCGTTCAATAAACGATCTGACGTGTTAGCTAACAAAAACGGTCAAGTAAAAGAAATATCAGACTTTCAGCGTAAACTATTTCGTGATGGTCATGAATGGGAAGCCGTTGTGAGAGCGACAAGTTTTGAGACTTTTATTCCTGACGTTGTAGCACGAGATGATAACCCGCGTTTATTTGCTTCACTTGATGGAATCGACTACGATAAAAAAACAATATTAGAAATTAAAAGCGTTTTAAATAAACCTAAATTTGTTGAGTACACAGATAAGCCACCCGCGCATTATATTGCGCAAGTTCAATGGCAGTTATTTGTCACTGGGTATGAGTGCGCATTTTTAGCGTTCGTTCATGATGGAATGGTGAACGTCACCATTGTAAGACCCGACATTGATTTGCAAAATAGATTACACGCTTGCGCCATTGAGTTCTTGCAAGAGCTTGATGCAATTAGAAATGGAAGCGCACCCGCACCCGTACAAACACTTTCAACGCACGAAATGAGTCGCATCGCTTATCTTAAAAAAACAAGAGAAGAGATGAAGATTCAAATTGATATGATTGAAGAAGAAATTTCAGGCATTGCTGAAAAGCTTATGAGTGAAACTAAAGCGACAAAATTAGAGAGTGATGAAATTACTATTTCTTATCTTGAGCGAGTGGGAACGATTGATTATAAAAAAATCCCTGAAGTTCAAAAATTACATGATTCTTACTTGCAAAGTTTCAGAGGTAAGGGTAGTAAATCAATACAAGTAAAATTAAAAAAATAAGGAGAACCACATGAATACTTTTACGACAAACAAAGGCACAGAGCTTCCGATCTTAAATTTAAAAGGCAAAGATTATTTGCAAGTAGCGCATAGACTAGTATGGTTTCGCGAAGAGTGCCCACGATATCGCATCGAGACTGAGTTCGCGCAATTAACTGATAAATACGCATTCGCGAAAGCTACAATTAAAAACGATTTAGGCGAGATCATGGCGACCGCTCATAAGCGTGAAGACGCTGGGCACTTTGGAGATTATGCAGAAAAAGCGGAAACGGGAGCTATTGGCCGCGCTCTTGCTTATTGTGGATAT